AACGCGACATATCCGGGTGTCTCTTCACCATCTTTGTCCCAACCTGTCACCTTGTCGCTCGCGTGCCGCGCGTGCCAGGCTCTCATCTTGCGCGCTTTGTCTGGCGTGATCGCCTCACCGGCAGCAAGCCTACGTGCCCATCGGATCGTCGCAGCCACCAGCCCATCTCCACCACGCCCTGCTTCGTACAATTCGATACCCTTCCTGAACGCGCTCCGCACTCGTCCGCCCGGCCTGAAGTCTATCCCGTCATAACCTGCCGCCTTCGAACCCTGCTCCGCAACGGCTGCCGCGATGGCATCACCCTGCTCCTGCATCAGCTCGCTCAAGATGCGCACAAACTGTGTTTCGATGCGTTTTGCACGCAAATCAAACTGCTTCCAGATGGCGACGTGCTCAGGAGACCCAAACTCGATGAATCCACGACGTCCCATCGTGCCCGACATCTTTTTGATCGCCCTTGTTTCGTCTTGCCTGTTATCTTGATTTGTCGCTGGCGGAAGCACTGGCATCATCGGGGTGTTACCCCACGGGTATTCGCCGCCCTCAGGAAGCATTTGCGGAGCAATTTGCGACAAAACGCGATTAAGCGGAACACCCATCGCCACCCACTTACCTGCCTGATCGGCAAGGCTCGCCTTGTCAGGCTGCAGTGCGCTTACGTGCGTGGTGTCGAACTCCACAAGGTCAACATCCGGAAAAAACTTGAGCATTTGCTCGGTGATTTCAGATGCAATCATCGCTCCCTCGGGAATCAGGCAATCCGTCCACAAACCTTTGTAAGCTTGCTCGATATTGCTATATGTCGCGTGTTCGTGGTCACCAATCAGCTCAGGCGGAACACCATAGACTGAGGCCACATCTGAGCGCGTCCACTTCATCAGCTCGATAAACTGAGCATCCTTTGGCGAGACACCCATCGTCTGAAAGTTTGCCGCTTGACCAAGCACGGCCAGACGGTGCGCTTTGTCTGCCCCCTTGAAGCGCCGCTCAAGGCTTTCGCGCAACTGCTCTGTTTGCTCGCGTGACCACGCGGTTTCTTTATCCTGCGGCGAGACAACGCCTGCAATTTGCAGCCCGTTTTTAAAGATCGAGTGATTCGATTGCAGCGCTCCGTGCGCCGTGTCAATGGCCAGCCTAGTCGCCGCGATCGGAGACAAGCCCATAAACTCGTCCAGCGGGTTTGGGTGCCTGAACCAGATCACCTCATCAGGCGTGAACGGAAGCCGCTCGTTATCCCAGTCGTATATCCACCCGGCAATGTAATCCTGCTCGTGTGGGACAAGACGCATCCTGTCCGGCCGTGCCCACCATATCTCTCGTGGCGTCCCTTGCCCGTTGGGTCCACGCTCCAAAACCCAGAATGCCTGCCCCCATAGGCACAAGCTCAACTCGGTCATTTGCATCAAACGGTTGTACGTCCAATGAGGATTCACGCTTTGCATCAAGTCCGTGAACGGACCATCCGTTACCTCAACGCGCTCGCCATTGACCATCCGGTAGGCCCTAAGCGGGAGGCTTGCTACGTTGCGGGCACGAAGTGTGCTACACGCATAAACGCTTGATGACGTTGCGATATAGTCGCCATACGCTGGCGGTGCGAACGGTTCGGGGTCTTTGCCCCAATAGGTATCAGCGGGCTCGACAACCGCAGGCCCAAGCCGGAACGCCTTGAGCGCGTGCTGTATTCTGTCGATCCATCGCATACGCTACCCCCAAACTAAAAAGCGCCGCCCCAGGAGGAGAACAGCCACCAGGGCGGCAACTATCTTGGATTGTATCACAACGGCTGGTCAAGTATCACGCAAGTGCACTCACACCACATCACCAAACTGCCGGCAATGCTTCTCCATCTCCCACTTGGCAAACCCATTGCGCATCATCGCTTGCTTCAGGAGCGGATTGACATCATCTGGCAAGGATTCTGCAAGCTGCATCCACTCGTTACCTGATACCAAGTGTGGTCTGTCGAGCGCTTGCCACACGGGGTCGGGTAATTCATAGGTGCAATTTAAGCGCTCGAGTACCTCAATCAACAACTTCAGCGTCTTGCGCTCGCGCGACACAAATCCACGCAACACCTCACGGTTGTCTGCCTTGCGCCCTGTATCCTGCAGCACTGACGCGAACTTATTCATCGAATGATTCAAATGCATTTTTGTTCTCCTCTAACAGTGACCGCCCAGTTTGAGCGTTTCACGGCGCGACCGTAAAAGAGGCTTGGGCGGTGCTGTGATTATATCACGCAAACGCCACCTCACCACGACCAAGCATCAACTCCGTCATGGCCCAAACCAACGCATCCATCCTGTCAGGCGAGGCCATACCAGGCTGCCAAGTACACAGCTGGTCCTCCAGCTTCGCGTGACTCCCGACGTGTGACACCTTGCCCTGTTCGTAGAGTGCCGCCACCGGCTCCGCTCTGGCCACCTTGCCACGACTCGCGTGAACCAGCCGCAACGGAACGTCAACATCCACCGTCCTAAGCACGTGCTGTACCATCTCACCGCCTTGGTTGCTTTCAGCCACAATCCTATCCGCCTTGTACTCGTGGTACGCCCCGATCGCGATCCTTGCCCACTCGTCAGGCTTGTATCGTCCCGAGAGGTCGGCCAGCACGTACCCGCGTCGATCAACGCCAACACCAGCCACGATGATACCAGTCTCGTCACTGTCGTCACGTGACGTCACTGCCGGGTCGATGGCCACCACCACGCGCGCCAGCTGTGGTTCCATCCTCGCCCTGCGATCATCCAGTCCTGAGCGGCTCCACAAGGCGTCAGGATTATCGACAAGGTCCTCACCCTCCAGCTCTTGCCTACCTAGTCGGGTGCCCTCGTAACGTGCCATCAAAGCCGTTAGGAATGTGGGTGCGAGGTTAATCGCGTTGTCTATCGTTCGCCCACGGGTGATCACGATTCCAGGCGTTGACTCAATCGAGCGCATCAACGCCACGGGCTTTGGCGTGGTCGTCACGACAACTTGCGGGCGCTGGCCCAGCCGGAGGCCCATCATCAGCATGTCCCACGCGTCAGGGTAGCGCCACGCCGCGGCCTCGTCACACCAAGCGTGCGTATGCTGTGGCCCACGAAGCCGGTCTGGTTCGTCAGCCGAGTAGGCAACAGCCATCGCCCCGTTCGGCCACGTAACGCGCCGCTTGGAGGGCTCGTAATGAGGCACGGCCCACGGTGGGGCGATAGCACGGATGCCTGACTCGCCTTCAATCATTACGTCCCTCACGTCCGCTGCCGTCGGCCCCACAAGGGCGATTCTCGCGTTCGGAGTAGACTCAGCGATCATCCGCACCCATTCAGCACCGCAACGCGTCTTGCCCCATCCACGACCCGCTTTGATAAGCCAGCACGTCCAGTCAAGCTCAGGCGGCAGCTGGTCTACCCGACCGACGCACAGCCAGTCATACGCTAGGATCGCTTGATCGTCCGGGCTCAAGCTCAGCAGCAGCTTCGGTATTATCTCGCGCCTCAATCTCGGAGGCAATCTGTGCAACGAGTCGAGCCAGGCGGGCTTCAGTCTGACCATCGTTTATTACCTCCACTGTGGCTTCGGTCTGGGTTTTTTCCGAGCGGCCCTCGCGCGTCATCTCCCACCAGCGGATTGCAGGAACGTCTCCATCTTTGGCGCGACCAAATAAAGACTTGCCAACAATAGCCGCGGCTTTCGCTTTGCCGCGCTGTATGGCTGCAACAAGTTCGTCTGTTTTTTTGTTGTGCAAAGTGCGTTCGCTGAATCCCAAGACGGCTGCAATTTGGCCCATTGTGAGGCCATACCCGGCCAGCTCTTCGACCTGCCGCAGTGCGTTTTCATCAAGCTCAGGAGTGCGTTTGCCAGGCATGTGTTCTCCATTAAGCGCCAGGGTCGGACTTGCACCGCCATCACCAAACGGATGTTTGGTATGCTACTCTTGCACCACTGGCGCGCGTTTCGGATATGGTAACGCTTTTTTGGCAATAATTCCAGCCATTTCATCATCGAGCGGCATAAGATACTTGTGCTTGCCGATTGATTTTTGCATTTGAATATTTTTGCATTTTTTTTTCAAGACATCAATTTTGTTAGTCCCAAATAGTCCCGCAATTGTTCTGGGATGTGTTTTTTTTCCATCAATTAAAAATGATGTTATGTCAATGGCAGTCATCCCGACATAAACCCAATTCGTCGCTTGATAGATACCGCCATGATGATTTTGGTCACAATCAGCATAACTGACAATCAAGCGAAGACCTGGGCAAGTTTTTTTGACCATCTTAAGTGATATTGCCATGATCCTGCTCACTGGTGCCACGTGTTTCGTGAGTGCTACACGTACCAGCTCGCACACTTGGTGCATTTTTAGACTGTACGGTCTTGCGATATTTCGGTTTGCTCCTTGCGAAAAAATGACAGCACCAATGAATTTTTCATTTTCCCACACGCCAATTTTTACGCTCTTGCCCGCTGGCAAGCTCTTGCTGTAGTGCCACTTTTCGCAAGCAAAACGCGCCGCTTCGGCTGAGCAAAAATCAAGGCGTAAAGTCATGATTGCACTTCGGGCAAGTTACCATCTTCTTTTCGTCTAGTTTGCCAATTGACGAATCGTCTGGCTGAAAATCCGGCACAAACTCCTCTCCGCTGATTGCAAGCCACTCATTCTCCGCGAACCCGGTCAAACTCAAGTCCAGCCCTGCCGCCTGCACGTCCTCCAGAACGCCCCTCAACAAGTCCAAATCCCACTCACCGCTAATCTTGTTCAGCGCGACATTCAGCGCCTTCTCCTCGCCCTCATCAAGATTGACGCCAACCACCGGCACGGACTCCAACCCCAGCTCCTTGGCTGCCTTGATGCGCTGATGCCCGCCAACAAGTACGCCAGTTCGGTCATTGACGATGACTGGATCCACAAAACCAAACCGCTCAATGCTTTGTTTTAGCGACTTAAGCGCCTGGTCACTTATCTTGCGTGGATTGTACTTGGCTGTCTTGATGCCTTTTATCGGCCTGATGTCAACTTGCATCACTTTACCTCCACTACTCATGACTTAGGAATTTTAAATGGCTCCCAAGAAGCCTGTTTTTTGCTTGGTTCTGGCAGTTTTTCATCACGCTCTTTTTTTACCAAATGCGCATAATACGACACTTCTTTCGCTGCCTTGCGCAACAACGGGTGAATCAAATCCATTGACGAAAGCACGTCCCAAATGCCCGGCTTTATCCGCTCTTCGTGCGAGTAAATTAGCGCACGATACATCGGATGAATCCATGTATCCTCTCTCAGCTTCAACAAAACCTCGTAGGCGTTGAAAAACAAATCAACCGCCCGCTTAAATTCTTCTTCGTAATCCTGCATCACACCACCTCCACAAACGGTTGCTGCATCACACCAGTAACTGTGATGTCGCTAAAATTGTAGTTGCGCTTGATCAGCGAATCGCTGATAACAAGCGTCACGTCTGGCTCTTCACCTGTAAAGTTTCCATCGGCGTCAAAGCCAAACTGCTTGCTACCGTGATAAATGTACGCGACTGCCGTTCCGCTGTCCGAGCAGTCACACAACATCTCTGTACGCATGTGATGGACAGCGATCGTCAGCGAATCGAATGTCCTGTTCATTCTTTTTACGTCACCTGTTCCACTCAGCATCGCGCCAAAGCTGCGTGTGAAAATGTGGTAGACGCTGTAGTCATGTAAATCTTTATCCGCATTTTCAAGCCGCATCGCAGCATCCGAAACGGCACGCACCAGTTTGCGGCCGTCTGGATGCAATTCCGTTTCGCACGCCAGCATGTGCCAGTCAGTCCAATGGCAGACCGCCTGGTCGGCTTCTTTGCTTTCGACAATAATATGAGCCCGCTGCTGGCTAACGTTCAGCCTGTTACCAGCCGCCATCCAGTCTCGCAAGTCAAACCACGCTTGCGCAATCTCATCTTCCGCGTCCTGCGCGGCCTGTCTCAATTCATAAGCTAGCGCATCCTTCGCTTCCTGCTCGTCGTGTTTTGATTCATCAGATTTTTTCATCGTGTTCTCCTCAGCCAATTCTAGTACGCCACAACCACCGAAATCACGTCCATCCAAGCATCGTGCCACTCTTTCTCCTCGCGTGGTGACACCTCATACTCGACCCGGTAAGCGTCCATCCAGTCATCCATCGTGTTCTCCTCATCCAATCTAGTATGCCACCACAACCGAATCATCCAGCGTGAAAACTTTTCTGAACGCATCAGCGTGATGAAGCACAACTTCTTCGCCATTAACCCAAGTCTTGAGCGGGTACCACTTGCCACCTGGTGCCACCTGCTCGATCACATTCACAAACTTAGCGATGCATTCCTCGATCGTCTCACCTTCCGCAGTCATCGGGATGGATTCTTTGTGATCGATTCCCCAAAAAGCCTCGGCTCGCATCTTCTTCTCCTTGAGCCTCAAAGCCCACTAAATTCAATTGCTGCCCAATCATTAGAATTTTTCTTTTCTCCACCATCCAGATTAAATCTTTTAAACGCCTCATAACTATCCTCCGAGGGCTGAGCAAAATGAAAATCAGTTATTTCTTTCAGAAATCCACTGATTTGCGTCCCTTCAGATACCTCGTAAAACTCAATTCGTTGGTTCAAATTCAAATTCATACTAGTCCTGACAGCGACAGAAAACTTATCGTTGTGAAGATGGATGAATTTTGCGTGGAACCGAGCCAGACGAACACTATTTTCCCCGAACCGATTTAAAAGAGCTGCGTAGTATTTCTCTTGGCGCTGCGGAAAACTACGATCCACAAGCCATCGCATAGACAGAATGTCGTCATCTTTCAGCATGTCAAAGGCTATCTGGATATCCGCGCTCGCCGCAGTCCATGTCCCGATGTCTATATGACACGGACCAATTTCCCGGACGATATGACGCAAAATATCGATCATCGAAAAATCACCTTTTGTTATACCGAATATTTCGCATCCCTTTTCTATTTTCCCAATGCACCGCTGTGCACTTTCACCGCGCATTTCATGCCGGTAAGTGCGACTAACATTTTTTCTCTTGACACTGTCACGCATTGTTTATTTGTTCTCCTCACGCCGGATTGCCCGCCGGCTCGGCAAGCATTGACTATTCTGCGTAAACGGTACCTTTGTATCCGAATTCCGCCCCATCAACAGCACCGGTGTGGGTCCAATCATCTTCGATCATCGCGAGGTATTTAACGCTTTCTGACTCGCTCATCTCTCTGATTGTCTCGGCGGTGTGGTAATCGATAAGAATCATTTTTGTTCTCCTCTGTGATGTTCCCCTGACACTTTTAATGATATAACAACTTAGCACAATTGTCAACAACTTTATTATTATTTGCACGAAGAATTATCCGCCTGGTCGTACACGCTCCCTCCACGCCGCCACGCTCACTGGCGCGATGCCATCTGCGATCTGAAGCAAAGCCTGAGCGTAAACTCGAATCTCGTGCTGCGCGTGCGGGTGATCACGCAGCTCGATGAACCGCAGCAAATTGTGGAGGTCCATCTGCCAGAAACATTGTGTGTACAGATTCTGCGGCAAGACCATCCGCGCCTGTTCGCGGCAGACGCCCATCTCAAGCAGCTCCAGGTACGTGTTGTATGCCCGGTGGCTAATCCAACGCATCTCACTGGCAGCCTTGCGCGATACCTCTTCAGTCAAAATTCCATCGCCGACCTGTTTATTGCCCGTACCCTGCCCTCGCATTTGGTCCGGACCGGGTAGGTAAAAGTCATTCGTCATCGTCGTGTACCGGGCAGATTGAGCGTTCAGACGCGCTGTCCGATGCCGCGCAAGCTGGGCGAACACGAACAGCGGCAGTTTGATGTGGAACACCAGCACCACCTGCTCAAACGGTGATGTGTGCTGATTGCGCATCAAGTAGCGGATGAGGCGGGCATCCTCTTCCGGCGTCTTGGTGCCGGCATCGTATGAGACGCGGGCTGCACGCACCACGCTCGCGTCGTCCCCCATTGAATCGACCAGGCGGACAAACCCGTGGTCAAGCACGTCGATAACATCTGTGCTCATGGCGTCCTCACATAATGCGCATAGTCCTCGGCGATCTCGCGTATGGCATCCAGCCGGTGTGCCATCTGATAGACCAGCTCACTGCCGTATCCTTCGGACTTTGCGGCTAGCTCGTCTAGCGCCTCGCGGCACGCCGTCAGCGCTGCGAATAAAAATTCAGATGATGCGGTTTGTTTCATGGTTTTTTCCTTAGATTTGCTTCGCCCAGTGGGTCGCATTGCCGATGCTGTCACGCAGCTGGTGCAGCGTATTCCGGTCTCGCCCCGACCAGTCAAGGCGCTCCACCTCGGCCAGTGCGTCGGCCAGTAGGTCGCGCAAGACCGTGGTCGGACGACTATCACTAGAATGATAAACCGCACCACCATTAAAACCATCAGGGTAACGCTCGCGAAGCTTGCGGATATTGTTTGCGGCGATGCCGTCGAGATTCAAATCATAGCGGCTGGCTATATCTGCGACGTACCAGAGTACGTCACCGAGCTCCTCACTGATGCGCGTCGGGCTCGGTGTCTTTCCGTGCCCCACATATTTTTTTATCAACTCGACGACCTCACCGGTCTCACCAGCGAGCCCGCAAGCGGATATTAGCAGCTCTTTATCGTCGCCATTAGGCGATGCTGTTCTCTTTGCGTCGTCTTGATACTCGGTCAATGTCATTTTTTTTTGCCTTTCTTTTTTGTCGCCCAGGTCACGTGACACTCCATGTCGTCGTGGACAATTGTTGCCGCGTACTCGATCAGCCGCATCGATTTGTCATCGCGCAGTAGCTCGCGCGCATCCGATTCCTCCAGAATAATCTGTAGTAGCAGCTCCTCCTCGTGTACCGTCACACACAGACACACCCTGTCAATCCAGATCGCGAGCGCTTCATCCTCAGCTGCCACCGCGCTGAGAAACCAATCGCTGATATCTATTTCGTCTCGGTCATCGGCATCCATAGCGCGCTTGCCCTCCCCGGCTGACAGAGAAGCGTGCGCCAGATACCGCACAGGTATGCTGAACCGTCTACGACACGTCCTTCGCCCGGTGTCGAGGATAGCACGCCGTGCCGGCAATTGTGACAGTCGCGCGATGCCGCCCAAGCCTCCCAGCACCACGCGCACAGCTTCATTTCTGCGCTCCTGCCACGCATCACGTATCCACGCCCACATTGTGCGCATCTCCTCTCGGTACTCACGTGACCACCTCCTCAAGTAGCCTTGCGTCATATCTCGGACGGCAAACGGCAGCGTTCAGCTCGCACACATAGCCAAGCCAAGCCTGATCATTTTTAGTGCCCCACTTGCAGCGACCACATGGTACAGGCTTGACGGTGATGGATACTGATGTGTCGCGCGGAGCATTTTTTTTAGCCCGATTGCACTTTGTACTGCAATACGCGCGATTGCCTGGTGTGATAAAATACCGCCTACATAGTTTGCACTGCCTTCTATCGCTGCTCATGCAATATTGCCCCCGCCCACGGCTTGCAAACCGTAGCACTCCTCAAGCACTCCCACCCTATATCCGACGCAGGGTTTGGCTTTCCAGCCCTGCAGCTCGCGCACGGATAGCTAGGATATGATGGCGGTATAATTTTCTCGGCCTTTGCCTTGGCGCGAGGAAGATTTTGCTGGCGCGGACGCTCCTGACAATAGGTACACCGAGTATGGCCAGGTCGCCTGATGACTGCCTCGCACAGATCGCACTTGACGACTGGCTTCTTTTCAGCACCCTGTTCACAGGAGATGCATTTTGTGCGGCCACCAAAGCTTCGCGTCCGCAATCCGCATTTATCGCAATTGATCGTCTTGGCGGTCGAGTAAAGGCATTGGTGGCAAATCCATCGTTTACTCTTGAGCGATTTCGAGTCTGCGCGAGCAAGCATCTCGGCTCCACACTCGCACCTTATCGTATAACACTTTATGCCTTTTTTTTCATAATACGCGGTCTTGCACGCCAGACTGCACGTGTGAGCCGAATGCCCCGTGTAGTGGAATTCCGACCCGCATATCTTGCAATCCCGTAACGGTTTTGAGGCGCGTTGTGTGCGCTTGACGTATTCCCGGTAGCAATCTTGACTGCAGCAAAATTGCCCAGGGCTCGTGACTCGCTTCAAGAATTCTTTGGCACATTGCCTGCACTCATGCGTGATCGTCTGCATCTCACCGACACGGCGCAAGTAAGACTCGACAAGCGGTGCCTTGCATCGATGCGAACAAAAAATTTGATTTGACGTCTTTGCGATGAATTCTGAATCACAGCGCTTGCATCGCAATATTTTGGGCTCGCGCATCATGACTTCACGACCTCGATCACGATCGGCGCGTAAAGCTCCTCCACCTGCTTGCGCTTCATCTTGGACATCGGAGTGTCGACGCCTTTAACGTCAACCCACCTAATGGATCCACCAGACTCAAAAATGCAAAAGTCACAAACGTACTTCACTCCGCCAGGCAAATGAAACGGCACCTGCCGCAAGTACTGCACCACTTCACCAGCCGCCTTGGCCCGGTCAAGCTGCTCCGCGAAGGCCAGCTCAGCCTTACTGTCGAATCGATGTCCGTCCCGCTTTTGCGGTGACGCATTGTATTTGTGTCTGATCATGTTCTCCTCAAATGTTGAAAAGTGAATAACTCGATAAGCGCCTGTTTTAGGCCTTCATTTTATCCGCAACGTCTATAATCACCTTGGACGCATACAACAAGCCTTGTTGGGCATCCTGTTGCGGTAGAACGCGCATTGATTCGCACCTCAATCGTTGCGTTTCAGCAAAGTCACGCAATTCCGTGACGGCGCGCTGGAAAGTCTTGGCCATAAAGTCCAACTGCTTTTGATCGTGAGCCTCAAGGATCGCCCTTGCGCCACCAATCCTGTCGAGACCAACACGTTGCTCAGTCGTCAATTGCGGTTGCGTGGTCGTCCGGGTCTCGCTGTCCCACCTGCCGTGCGGACCATACTCGCAAACAAGGCGCACCGTGTCGGCCCACAATTGCGCCGTGTCCTCCACCGGAGCGGCCCACCTGCGTATTTGTGCCAGCGTTGGCCATTGGTCGCTTGTTCGAGCCATATGGCGCACCGCAGCCAAAACAGCTTCGCCGGGTAGGTCTTGTAGTTCTCGGTACCACATCTCGACAACCGCTTTGTCCTGCATTCGGATTCGGCCTGGGTGATAGGCCTCCAACAAGGCCATCAATGCCACGTGTTCTTCGCGTGTCAATTTTGTTCTCCTTCTGCTAGCCAGCTGGCCAGCGATGCCCTCACCACGTCGCCGTGATGCATCTTGCGCTCTGGCGGTTTGAATTGTATCGGGTCGTCAAGCCAACCGACCTGGTTCAACCAGGTGGATGCGTGTCGCCATTCTGGTACCCAAGCGCCAGCTCGCCTGGCAGCCTCGCGCTGAATCACCTGCTGCTCGACTGCCTCAATCACGTCCTTGGCCATGTCGTCGCTCTCGACGATTTTATCCCACATTTGCTTTGCTTTTTGCTTGCTGCCTTTACCGGGGTGCGCAAGCCAAAACTCGGAAAAACGTAAATCGAGTATTTCAGCGTGCGGACGCGCGCGTTTACTCTCTCGTTGTTTTGGTTTTGGTACTGGATTTGGAGACGGAATTGGATTTGGTATTGGATATGGATTTGGTATTGGTATTGGTATTGGTATTGGTATTGGGGCATTGCCCTCCGCATCAGTCCGCAATGCGGTGTGCATGCGCTCCGCATGCGAGTCGCATAATTCCGCATTGCGCTCCGCATCATCAGTATCATTTGACTCAACGCCAGAACGCTTGTCCCACCTTGACTTTGCGGCTTTTTTTGCTGCCTCACTCCGTTGCGCGCTGTGGTAGCACCATGGTTGATGCTCTGCCCAGTCGTGGATAGCAAACCCACCATCGATCTCGTCAACCAAACGCAAATCAACCAAGATTTGCACGATATTTTCTTGACCTTCCCAATCAGCTGCAAGCATCAAGTCATCTTCGTCAAGTCCAGACAGATCACCATCTGGCTTGTGCTTTGCAACCCACGACCACAAACAAAGCAACGCAATAACGCCTTCAGCACCGAGTCTGCGCTTGAGTTTTTTTATCTTAGTGTGACTAAAAACATCAGCGTTTATGCGAAGGTCATTCGGCATTTATTGGCGCTCCGTCAATGACTTTACGTCGTTCTCATTGATTCGCCACACCCTTGAATTCAGCTTAGCAGCCGGCAAGATTCCATTTTTGACCCAATTGCGAACTGTCTGCGTGCTAACCTGCAGCTTTTTCGCTACTTGGCTCACAGTCAAAAATTGTTGATATTCTGTCATATCGCCCTCCTATTTGTATAGTCTCGCAAAACAATGGTATCAAAGCGGAAACAAAATGCAAAGACTTTATCTCCGCTTTTTTCGGCTCTTTAAAACGGCATCTCGTCAGAATCGCTTGACGGCGCATCAATTCCTGGCGCAACGCGTTTCGTTCCACCGTCGATTTCGATCAATCGTGCGTACATTTGAAGCTTGCCTTCAGTTGAGACGATGCGACGAATCTCGACGATGCAGCTTACCTTATCTCCTTTTCTGAGGTTCGCTAGCACGTATTGTGCCTTCGTGCCCATTGCATCGACTGTGACCCACTGAGTCAAATTCCCTTGTGATTTCGTGTATCCGTACTTGACAGCGCAAGAAAATTGCACGCCTTCATACTCCCCAGTCTTTGCCTCCGGGTCGCGTCCGACATTTCCTGTTATAGTTGCGATAAACATTATTTGTTCTCCTTTTTGGCTTTGCGGTCTGTGATCAGCGCGAGTTCGATCTTGGCAACATCATTTAGGGTCAGGTCGGCCGTGGCACCTGGCATACCGTGCGTCGCCAAGAATACTTTGAGCCACTCGGCATCATAGCCGGCTTCGCGGATTTTGCTCCAAAGTGTGAGCGTGTCCTCTTTGGTGGCTTTTTGCGCGCCAAGGTCTTTTGACTTTTCAGCCTTGACCTGCTTTGCATGGACTGGAGGCACTGGCTGTGGGGCATCAGCTAGCTTGCTGTCTGCAGATTCGTAAAAGTCCGCCACCGCGAACGCCGTGCCGAACCCAGCAACCGCAAGCGCACGGCCCACCGCCACCGTCTCGGCCTTTTCGACCCAGCCAGGCGGGAAGCCTTTTTGCGTCTCGCTGCCGTAGGCTGTGCCGAGAAGCTTGCCCTCACCGTCGATCACGGTGGCGCGGTAAAGTGCGAAGCCGGCTTGCAGATCAAGCTGCACCAATTCAGTCGTGATCGCACCGCCAGGGTGCTGGTCGCGGAAAAGCAGCACGCGCCCACTAACCTTGAGATACTGCTGCCCCTGCAGGGACATGAAGTGCGGTTTTAAGTCGACGCTCATTTTAGCCTCCAATCAAGCGCTTGACGATGCGCAACAAGTTGATTCGTTTTGAGGCGCGCTCACGAGCCGCCTGGAGCCTGCGATCGAGTTCTTTTTGGCGGCGTTCGGCGTGGATGTCGTGCAACAAAGTGTTCATTCTAGTAGTCTCCTTCAAAGACGTACGGGTCAGTACCGTATGCATCGTCTCGCTGCTGGTCATAATCCTCGGCAGCGACATCTTGTCTAACAATTTCAGTCACTGTGTTCTCCTCTTCGTGGTGGCGGTGCGTCAGTGTGCGGGTATCACTACCCGCGGTGTGTGTGTGCTCAGACTAAATCCGCAACCCTGAAAATGACATCTGACAGACTGAAATCGTTGCTGCTGAATTTCTGGGCGATGGTGTAGCCATTTTCATCGCGGACCGATACTTGATTTGGGGTTATGCCTGCCTGATGTAACTTTGCTGCAGCTTGCGCTTCAAAACAGCCAGCTCTGATAAATTCTGCGATAAGATATGGTCGCAAGCCTGTGTCATACCAAGCTTGGACCGTGCTATCAATTTGCGATTCTGGCAACCATTCTCCAAGAGTTTCGACGATCCAAAGAATTGCCTGGCGACGATCTGCTAAGTACATTGTGTGTTCTCCTCTTCGTGGTGGCGGTGCGTCCGCCTTGATGTATTCAATATACCACAAATTATCACAAGTGTAAACAACTTATGCAAATTTATCCGCACACAGCAAAAAAGCCTCGTGCATGGCGGCCGAGGCTTTTTCGTTTTGCGCCCATTGCCAGCGAAACGCTCGATGGCAAAAGTATTCTACCGCTCCTGGTCTCCTCTTGGCAAGACCGGCTTGTCGGATTGTATGAGGCTGTATCCGCCAGCCGCTGCCAACGCGGCCGTAAACGCCTCACCGAAAAGCGTCAAGTCTCCCGATAGGTCAAGTGTCGCCAGTTGGCCCGTGTAGGCTGCTATGCCAAAGCGCACCGCGATGGATGCTCCAAGCAAGACGGCTGTTATACCTGCCTTGCTTTTTGCCTGGTACGGAATACCAGGTGCTGCCTCGATCCCCTTGGCTACTGTGCTAACTGCCGGTGCGAGCACCAGCGGCAAAATTGTGTTCAAGTCCATCTCCGTATTCTCCTTCGGCCCTGAGCGACTTCGTTGGCGTACCAGCGTGCCTTGCGTGTAATCTCTTCAGTATAGCGCCCGCAGTCCCATCGATCAGGATAGTACCCGTCACAGCGAGCGTACGCGGCGTGATCGGTGATGCGCGCGATTTCGATTGTGCCATCATCAGGGATGCGCGATCCCTTGATTACCTTGTGACGCCGGCAGGTATGCGTCGCGTCAAATGCAATTGCGTATTGCACCGATAGGTCAGCAATCAAAGCCGCGGTCTCTTCAATTTGCCGCTGGGTCGGTAGGGTGCGTGCGTTGGCCATCGCGCACATCGCGATCCCGATGTTGCCCGTGTTCCGCCCCCAAACGTGACTCCCCTTGAACGCAAGCCCCAGGGTCTGAACCGTGCGGCCATCGCCAGTTACGCAGAAGTGGTAACTGTCGTGGGTCTGCGTGTAGCTGCCTGCCGTCCAGTGCAGCGTGATAAGCGTAGGTGTCCCGAGAGATTCATTTTGCATGTGGGCCTCCCCACCATATCGCCCAAGCGGACACAAGTGCAGCCACCGCACCGCTGGCAAGAGTCCGCCCCCAAGTCGTCAATGCTTCCAGACGGCTCACGCGACCCTCCAGGTCGTCCAGGCGGCGCACTAGACCGGTCTTGCCGTTCAGGTCGCCAACAATCGCGGTGTGGATTGCCTCCACACGGCGCTCAATGTCGTCCAGTTTTTTTGCAAGCTCTTCGTTCGGCGCCATGTCACAATGCTATGCGTCTTGTTCCGGTTGTGTCAATAATTCGGATTCTGGCTCAGGTGGTGAAGGAGGCAAAAAGACGTCAGCATCCGGATCATAGGTCCAGCCGATGCCAGGGTACGCGCCTCGAATCGAGCCATTGTAACTGCATTGAACCCACTGGCCTTCACCAAGTAGCGGCCAGGCCAATTCTGCGCGCTCGATGCCGTCCTCGTCGGTAATATCAGAGTTGTTAATGACGTTGACCGTCACAACCAAGCCATCTTCGATTTTCGCAAAATGTGCCATTTGATTTACCCCGTGTAGGTGAATGTGCCGTTGCCCGTGAAAGTATGCAGTGTAAAGCCGTCTTGGCTTGTGATGGTGCCGCCCGTGCCCTTTGTCGCGCCAGGGTAGGATACGATCACGAGACCTGAGCCACCTGCTCCGCCAGTGCGAGCCGTGCCAGAGTTGTTGTTTTGGGCGCCGCTACCACCACCACCCGTGTTGGCGGTTCCGGCTGTACCACCTGATGGCTGAGCGGCTGCTTGCCCTGCACCACCACCAAGGCCGCCAAGTCCGCCTTGGGATCCTCCAGCGCCACCGCCGGCATATGTCGTGCCGAAAAACCTTATTCCGCAGCCGCCACTTGCGATTATTCCTCCGGGACTAAAGCCACTCGCATCTTTACCACTTTCGCCGGCACCACCACCGCCACCGCCGTAGTTTATGCCATCGCAAATTCCACCGTGTGAGCCTTGACCAGTCGTGCCTGCACCAGCTGCTGTGCTAGAAACACCAGCGCCACCGCCAGACCCACCAGTTCCTCCAGACGTGGCCGTATCACCGCCACCACGGCCGCCACCTGTAGACGTATATGAACCAAATGACGTGTTGCTACCCTGTGTCTGTGCGCCACCACCTGCGCCGATTGTGACCGAGAAGGCATCACTTGTGCTGACTGCTATTCGTCGTATCTGTGCGCCACCAGCACCACCACCTCCACCAGAACCATTGGTAGTGCTATTCACGCTGCCACCACCACCGCCGCCGGCGACAATCAGAACCTCGATGACGTTCTGAGCCATCTGCTCGATTCGATTCAATCGCGCGGAGGTGATCGTATCGCCATTTACCCAAGTGTAATACGCCGGCATTTTGCCCCCTATGTCGCGCTAAAATTAATCGTCCAAGTGAATGTCGCCGTCACGCTCGCTGTCTTGACGATAGGTGATGCAAGCAGTGCGCGTGCGATCATCGTGCCGCCAGTTGATGCCGTGAAAAGCCCAATCTCGCGCAAAGTGTTGCCGTTCGCGCTACCTGCCGCAAGGTAGTATTTAAGCGTTGCAGCCTTGCTTGACGTCGTTGCGCTTGTAAGCGCATCACGGAATACCTCAGTAGCAAGCGTGGTCTGTGCTGCCGAGACGGCCGTGGTTCCTGTCCCAACGGCCAAATGTGTAGCGTACGCGCTTGACAGCCCCGCAAGGCGATCACGTAGTAGATTTAGACCGGCATCCACCACGAGATTCTTTATCTCCTGGTCGTCATACACGATGTTTCCATTCGGGCTCATCCAGCACTGGCGGATGTGTACGTTTGCGCTCAAGTCGATCATGAGGTCAGCTCCGAGAATCCGCAGATAGCCGTGCCGACAAGCGGCGCTGTGGGTGCTGCTGTAGTATACGACGATGTGTCGGTGAGTGCCACCTGCTCGCTCGGATTGCGCAAAAGCAGGATGACTTCATTCTCACGGAACTCGACTTTACGCGCTTGCTGACTGAGCGACCCGAAGAATCCTTGCCAACCGCCAACGGCTTCCCCGTCAAGCAGGGTCACGTCAAACTCCATCGTCTGTCCATTGTAGTCTCGGAAAGAAACCGACTCGACCAACCAACTTCCGGTCAGGCCGTGTTGAGTTATAGCGACCGTGCAAAGCTGGCCAGCCCGGAGGCCAGATGTCAGCGTGCGCACGCGCAAGCGTCTGTTGATGCGAGCGTATCGACGCAGTAGCGCGTTGGCATAATCCGTGGCTGAGTTGGTGTCTATGATGTCGGGCGCGTCCACGATCTCATCGTAGTACCCACTCGTGCCTTCGACTGACGCCCGCTGGGCCACTTGGAGGTCGTCCTGTGCAGCAACAAGAATCGGGTACTGCCCTTGATAAGTCACAGCGATAGCAGTCCCGCTTGTTACCGCAGCCGCGCCATTGTCTTGGCTCAAGACAGGAGACCCAGCTTGCCAGTACCAGTCCTTGCCGGTATCAACCTCTCGAATTCCGATCGTTCTCCCCACACCTCCGACTGTGATGAATGTCGGGACGCGACCAACTGGATAGGCCACGGTAAAGGATTTTCGAGTGCCGTCGCCGACGAAGTTTTCAGTGCGAGATGTCGTCAGGCCGAGTCCTGCCTTGATGTATTGTCTGTTGCGGTAGTCCTGTTTGAGATGCTCGACCTCACAAGACATGAAGTTTGGCGATGCGCTTGTTAGTGTGTACGGAGCCGCAACTGTCGATCTGTCAACAAAGTAAAGATTTTTGTCAGGGTCAATCCACCAGCTATAGCCGGTCAGTTCAGCCAGAAGGTCAAACGCAGCATTTCCGCGGAGGTAGTTGAACACGATCTTTGAAAGTATCGGGCCCGTAGCAACGTTTGTCGTGCTGATGCCGTCGCCAACAAAGTCATTGGTGACGATGTCGGTCACGATGCTGCCGAGCGTTTGTGTTGGCGATTCGTATGTTCTGGCGATCACCCGGATGTCTGCAAGGCTATCAAAACTAACGCAATCGACATCAAATTCAAGGTGGGCCGCTTGATTGACGATCACGCGCTCACGCATCGAATCAATCAGGCCTCCGAATATTTTTGAGCCACTCAGCTCGACGATCACCGGATTGCCGATGGCGGGCCGATAGGAACCGTTCAGGCTCACGATCGTAAAGGATGCACGATCACGGCTGTTTAGCGCGGACGATACCTGCAGGCTACCCGCCATCAGGTTAGACGTCCTGTTGACTGTGGCGATGGTCAGCGTGATCATCGAATACCACCAGCTTTGAGCTCGCCGACGATTAGTTGGCCAAGCGCTTGCGCATCATCGCGAGTCCACTTGCCGTTTCCAGTGTAATTTATGACGATTTGAGGTGATGCTTGATTTCCGGCGATGGTTCCGTCTTTGACCGCTTGCTGCAGTGCTTCGGTTGCGCGGCGCTGTGACATGTCACCTGCTATGGCACTTGCATTAACTGGTTCGCTTGCGGACGGGGATTCTTGATCACGCTTGAACAATTTTCCAATTTCCTCTATCGGATTCGAAACGCGCCACGGTTGCATACCGGGAGCATCCGCCAGCTTTTGCTCTGTCTGTGCAATGTCTGCCGCTATTTTTGATGAGAAGTCCATCATCACTGGCTTGAATTCGGCGTATGCGAACTCTTCCATCTCTTTCAACCCGGCATTCCATTTATTGCCGCCGATTAACGGCACCCAATCAGGAACGTCAAAACTAATGGCATTGATTGCCCTGATAACCGCGTTGACTGCTTTAATTATCAGATTAGTGCCACCGATTAGTAGGTTCTGGTACCCGACCCAAGATGCCGTCAAGTAATTGATTATCCCGCCGATCACCACTTCACCAACCTTGGCAAACCCATAACTAAATTTCTGCCATCCAAGCGTCAAAATGTCCCATACCTTGCTCCATCCGCCAAACGCCTGCGCTGCATCGTGCGCCGCCCATACAATCAAGCCAATTCCGACGGCTATTAACGTGATCGGTGCCGTCACCGCAGCCAATATTGCGCCGAATATACCAGTGACACCACCGAGGGCTTTAACTGCTGCTGCCGCGCCCGTGATTGCGTTGCCCCATTGACCAAACAATGATATTCCTGATGTAACTTTTCCGATCATTGCGACAATTGGAGAATCACCAGAACCGAGAAACGTGAATGTCTCGCTTGTCGCGCGCAACACACCTTGGAGTGCATCACCAGCTTGGCTGAAGTCAATCGTTTTCTGTATCGCATTTGCTTGGCCTGTTGCAAGCTCATCATATCGCCTGCGTAGGTCGTCGATTCGTTTATTCTGAGGGTCTAGGCCAGACGTGTTCAGTTCATTGATGGCCTCGCGCAAAATATCTTGCTTTCGCTTGTTTTCGTCAGTAGTTTCTCCCCAATACTTTGAAACTTTATCAATTCCATCGATTTTGGCTATCGCATCCGATACTATTTTGTTTGCTTTTTCCTGCACCGCAACATATTCGGCTGTTTCCTTTTCTAAGCGTTTCCAAGTTATTTGCGTGTCAAGTAACCGCTTCAGATCGCCAGCTTTAACCAAAAAGTTTGTGATGTCACGACCTGCAACAAGATACCCGCTTGCCAAGCTCTCGAGTGACTGCTTGTGCTCTTTAGTTGCGGCAACCGCCTTGCTTCCGGCCTGCTTTGCGGATTCACCCATCCTTGCGCCACTGGATGAGATTGCACCAAGTGATTTAACCGACTCAACTGATGAAGCCGAAAAAACGCCGGTCACGTTATTCATCACCTTGCGGATGTCTCCCGGTAGGCCACCCCAGGTCGAGGCAAAATTCTCTTTTGCGATCATCGCGGCACCGCGCACGGTGTCAAGCGCTCCTACTGCCGTCGCCTTAAAGGTCTCAAACGCAGCCCCTGCGCCTGAGCCAAGCTCAAACTTCGGCATCGTGAACTTCAATCCGCCAAGAGCCGTTTTAATCGAGTCTGGCAACGAATTAAACAGCGCATTGAAGGAGCGCGTTAGCGGGCCGATGAAAAACGATACCGCATTGTAGTATGCAGCTCGAAAGTTTCCGCTCAGAATTTCGAACGCGTTTTTGGCAGCACTCGTGATCGTTTGCCACGCTGAATTAACCCCATTGACCATCGACTGCCACGCGGCTATGAACAAGTTTTTTACCGTATCCCAATTTTTGATGAACGGGTAAGCGGCGAAACTTATAGTCGCAATCGCAGCCACAAGCGGTGCATTAGCCGCAGCCATTGCAACCAGTGCCCTGGTGTATGTTGCAGCCATCGCGACGGCTTGGCGGCCGACATTGACAATGCTCGGCGCGAGTGATGCCGTCATCACTGCAGCCAAACCGACAACAAGTGATTTAGTGCCAGGACCAAATGCCTGATTGAACAGTTGGATAAGCTGACCATCCGTGATCGCGTCACTGATGGCATACGCGGCATTCGAGACCTTGATGAGTGCCGCTGTGAATATCGGCACAGCCGGTCCAACCATTGCCTCGGAGATAGATCCGATGGCGTTTTTTGCTCGATCGAGGGCGCCTGCAAATGTCTTTCCTGCCGCGTCCGCACTTCCACCGAATTCCTTGCTGAGCTCAGCCAAGATGATCTTTTGCGCGCCCATCAGGTCGCCCGATTCCTGCAACGATTTGATCGTCGCCTTCTGGGCGTCGGTGAACGTAACGCCAACTCGGGTGAGCGCGGTGATACCAGCCGTTGGATCGTTCAGTGCCTTGCCCAACTGGATTGCAGCGCCGCTTGCGTCTGTGCCCATTGCCGTGCCAAGGTCGGCCATAATGGCTGTCGCCTGGTTGAAAATGTCGTTGTTTGCGCCTGCCGCGTTCTTGATGTTCGTGAACGTTAAGAGCAGGTTCTGCCCCTTCTGGATGCTCTCAGCCTCGATGCCGGTCTTGCGCTCAATCGAATCTGCGAGCAACGCCACATCTGCTGCCGCGACACCAGCGGCTCCACCTGTTGACTTGATAACCGCCGCCGTCTGGCCAGATATTCTATCTACCTCGGCGAGGGCGTGGATTGCATCCGTGATGCCACTTGTGAACGCACCAAAAGCGCGCGCCGCTAGGTCAGCACCAAGCCCACCTAGGAACGCGCCCTTGAGTGTATCGCCAAAGCTGCTAACTTGCCTTGCCGCATCGTTCAGCCCGCTACCAAGACCTGATAGGTCGGCGTTAATCTTGATAGTCAGCTGTTCTGCCACTAGCGCCGCCCTCTATTTGCTTTGGCGGCCTTCGCCGCTTTTTCTTCTGCATCAGCTTTCAGACTGTAGTATGCCACCCAATCCGTGTACTCGTCGATACTCATGCGGGTGCGCAGGTCAGCGCGCGTGATTCCAAGCTGGGAAGCCAAGTGCAGCTCGAACCACGCATCGCTATCCCGCGTCAGTCTTTTTTTGCTGCAGCCACATCCGTCTTGAGCACTCGACCGATGGCCTCATAAACGCGATTCAACGCAGCAATGCTCTTGTCGCGCAACGGACCGATGTGCTCCTCGCTGAATTTTGGCTCGATAACGCAAGCCAAGAAAAGCGCCTCACTGAACTTAGCCTCGTCTTTTTGCGCCGTCGGAGACTGGCCAGGGCCAGTGGCTGGTATGATCACCTCAGATGCTTTGTTGATTCTCTCAAAAGCAGCACGCGATAATCCGCGCACCTTCACCTTGCCGCCCCACTCAGGGACGTCCACCACCTCAGACGGGATGTCGTCAGCCGCCAGGATTTGCTCGACGCTCAAGAACTCCATTTGTCCTCCTCATGCAAAATACCGGATAGCGCGTGCTACCCGGTACATTGTATCAAACTTGAGAGAATTAGTACGTGCCGCGGGTAACGTTGCCAGTCACTTGGAACTCCGCGCTAAACGTTACGACGTCGCCAACCGCACCGGCGACCTGGTACGACGTGCAAAAGCACTCGCCAGTATAGCGAACATTGCTAACTGTGCTGCCCGCCGGCCCATATTGGAAGCTAACCGATGCAGCCTGGCCAAGGATTGGCGCAAGCACGGCGTCAAGCACGGCGTCCCATTTACCGCCGATGGAGATCGTGGCGTCCCGAAGGCCCACAATGTAGTCTTTCGAGGCATCACCAAACGTCGTGGTTTCAGCTGTCTCAACGACTTGTGGGAAGTCTACGTTGTCGCAGTAGGCGCTGATGTCAGTCAGCGTGCCACCGCTATTGTCCACCCGGAAGTCAGTAGTCCGACCGTGTACGAAAGGCATGGTATTTCCCTCCTATTTCCTTGCCGCTGTGACGGCCAGTGTGCGCGTCCCTGATGCTGCCGAGACATTTACCCGTAAATACCGATTGACCGTACCAGTGGTTGTCTTGTGTTCCCCGCCCGTGCTTGCGTTGGCCGTGAAAGTAATCAGGTCAACCCAGCTTACGTTGTCGGTGCTGTGCTGTATCTTAACCGT